AATGTAAACATAACACAAAAGGTAATAGATGAATCTGGAAATTAATACTACAGTAAGTTACCAATATCAAGAAGATAGCCCAACAAGAGTTACACATCATATAGGTGGTACTCGTTCAGGTAAAACATATGCTTTACTTCAATGGTGTATAGTAAAGGCGCTATCCAATAAAGAGGCTATAACCATTGTCCGTAAAACAATTCCATCTCTCAAGCGTACTGTTATGAAAGACTTTAAAGATATCATGCAGAGCTTGGGAGTTTGGAATGAGAATGACTGGAATATTTCAGACCGTATATATTCATTCTATACGGATAGTACAATATCATTTATATCAACCGATGATGCAGATAAGTTAAGAGGATTAAAGAGTACTATATTATGGCTAGAGGAAGCAAATGAGATAGATGAAGAATCATACTTCCAGCTACAAATTCGTACAACAGGTCCTATTATACTAAGCTACAACCCAACCATATCACCTTACCACTGGATTAGACAAATGCAGGATTGTACTCGTTACTTCACAACATATAAGAACAATCCTTATTTGGAAAGAACTGTTGTTAAAGCAATTGAGGAATTACAGCATACTAATCTGAAAGCATGGAAGGTATATGGTTTGGGTGAATACACTGGTAATGAGAAGGCTGTGTTTGTATTCAATACAACGGAATGGTTGCCTGAAGAAGCAGAGTTCGTAGCCTTTGGTTTGGACTTTGGTTATAGTAGTGACCCAACAGCATTAGTTAGTGTATGGAAATACGATGGACAAATACATTTAGTTGAGCATTGCTATGAGAAAGGATTAGTGACATCCGATATAGATAAGATGCTTAGAGGAATAGTAACGGATAGAGAGGAGATATGGGCTGATAGTGCAGAACCTCGTTTAATAGATGAACTATATCGTTTAGGATGGAACATAAAGCCGGTAATCAAAGGAAAGGATAGTATTAACTTTGGTATTCAGGTAATGAACAACTATAAGATAAACATACCTAAGACATGTCAGAATCTAATCAATGAGTTTTATTCGTATGAGTGGAGTAGTGATAGATTTGGTAAGCAATTGGATAAGCCTATTGATTTTAACAATCACTTAATAGATGCTGCCCGATATGCTTGTATGATGAGATTGAGTAACAAAGCCACTGCAGCCGGCAAATATATAATAAAGGTAAGATAATGAGAACAGCAATACTATTAGCCGGTCCAATGAGAAGCTTGCCTGAAGTAATAACTAATCATAAACAAATGGTTGGTGACTATGATACCTTTGTTAGTTGTAGAGAAGAAGATTATAATGATTGGATTAATTCAGATTGGAATGCTAAAGAGATATACATAACACCTGAACCAACGGATATGTGGAAAGGTAACGAAAGATTTTATTGTCAGTATTGGAATTTAAGTAATGTAATAAAGAATGTATCTGAATACGATATGTACATAAAGAGTAGAAATGATTTAGTATTTAATAATCAGCTACCTTTAGAATTAGATGTAATAAAGCCCAATGAGATATGGAACCCTGATATAAGCTTTGGTGGATATAAGTGGATTAGTAATGGTACAATGAATGACCAGTTTTATATTGGAGATAAAGGTGTAATGGATATAGTAGGTAGATTAGTAGATACACAGCCATATAAAAATGAAGATTATGTAGTTGAAACACATTTAATCAGATGGCTATTAGAAAATGGTGTAAAGTATAATAAGTTTAGTGGATTCAATTATAGTAAGAATCACTTTGGATATGATAAGAAAACAGGAGAAAAATAAATAATATGGAACAACAAAAAGAAATGGTAGTAGATTTAGAAAACCTTAAGAAAGAGGATTTCTTAGAGATGGCAAAGTATATCCAACACTTAGAAGGATTATTAGATAAAGCAATTGAAAAGGAAAGAGAACTTAAATCTTATGCTGTAACTCTATCAACACAAAGGAATCAGGAGCATCAAAGATATCTACAAATGAAAGAGATGTATGATAACAAAATAAATGTGGTAGATATTACACCACAAAAAGCAACGATAGAAATACATAGTAACTTAACTAACCCTGAACAATATAGAGAAAAGAAACAATTTTAATATGAAACAACAAATAGAAATAGAAGTACCTAAAGACTGGAGTGCAGTATCCCTTAAAGATTACCTAGCATTCAGAAAAGATATGGAAGCTTATAAGGATGAGCCTGAAGCTGTAATAGCTTGTATGTTTCATCACCTATGCCACTTCCCCGTACAATACTTACAATCGTTAGATATTGATACATACACAAAGGTAAGAGATGACTTGTATTCTTTTATAAGCAGATTAGATTATCCTTTAAAGAAGTTTGTGACAATAGAAGGAATAGAATATGGATTTGAACCTGACTTATCTAAAATGAGCTATGGAGCATATGTGGATATCTCAAAGTATCAATCAGTAGGAATAGATGAGAATTGGTCAGAAGTAATGAGTATTCTATATAGACCTGTAACTAATAAAGGTAAGACACTATATGATATAGAGCCATATAAGGCTAATATAAACGGAGACCTATTTTTAGATGTACCAATGGATGTACATTTTGGGGCTGTTTTTTTTTTCAACAATTTACTAAAAGACTTACTGAATTCTACCCTGAGCTCTTTGATAACGGAGAAAGCTCTTCCACACAACATCAAATCAATTTTGGAAGAAAATGGAAATCTTATTCATCGCTTATCCAATTGGCAGGGAACAATATCCTCAAAGTAGACGAGATAACAGACCAACCATTAGAGAAATGTTTAATGTACTTAGCATTCCAAGCGGACAGGAATGAATTAGAAGAACTCATGCATAAGGAAGCTATGAAAAAGATTGGATAGTAATATTTTTCTCTTTAATTGTTAAATCTATAAAGAATTCAGATGCCGATATTAAAACCTGCACAACCACAAGCTCCTCCTAAAGAACATCCTACTGTTGGGTATTACACACCAAGCAAAAACAATAGAGGAAGTGGGAGAGGAAAGAGTGGATGTTTATGTTTAAATCGTAATTACTATTCACTTAAATGCTGTCATGGTTATTTAGGTGAGCAAGGAATAGGATTAATATATGCAACAGGTTCTTTTCAAAATCCATAGAATATGCCAACACCATCGTACAGTAGAAATATGAGAAAATGGACTGGAATATATTTCGGTCCAACAAGAGGTAGAGCAATACCACATAATAAGCGTAGAGCTTGTTTGTGTACTGATTCTGATACCTACTCAACTGAATGTTGTGAAGGGGCTTTAATCGGACAAAGTGTAGGACCTATATCAGGTACTGCAAGAAATAGAGGAGCATTTAGTAGAGGATTTAGTAGTGGATTTGATATTGGAACAACAGAATAAAACAAAGATATAAAATATGTCTAATTTAAATAAACAACAATTAGAGGCCGTAAACCAAACTAATTTTCCTAATAATAATGTAGGAGCTATTACTCCTGAGAAATTAAGAGAATTCAATACTGATATTATTGATTCAATGACAACTGAAGGAGAGTTTCAAACTACCTCAGCTTCTTTGAATTCAGATGTAATATCTTTACAAGCGCAAGTAAACGCTTTAGTATTGAGTGGTAGTGGTATCGTTATTAAAGATGAAGGTACATCACAAGGTACTGTAACTGCATTAAACTTTATAGGACCAACAATACAAGCTAATGTAACTGGTTCAATGGCTAACATATATGCTAACACATCTGGATTAGCAACAACAGGTTCAAATAACTTTGTAGGTGGACAACAAATATTAGGAAGTAGTGGAATAACTGGTTCATTTAATATATCAGGCTCTTTAATAATAAACGGAACATCATATACATCAGCAACTAGCGGAACGGCTGGTACTTCTGGAACAAGTGGAGCACAGGGTTCTTCTGGTTCAGCAGGTACATCGGGCACCGCAGGTACTTCAGGTACAAGCGGCACATCAGGAAGCAGTGGGACTAGTGGTACAAATGGAACAGCAGGTAGTGGAGGAAGCTCAGGCACTTCTGGTACAAACGGAACTGCTGGAAGTGGTGGTAGTTCAGGAACATCAGGAACAAATGGTACTGCTGGTAGCGGAGGAAGCTCAGGCACTTCTGGTACAAGCGGCACATCGGGTACAAACGGAACAGCCGGTAGTGGTGGAAGTTCTGGTAGCAGTGGGACTAGTGGTACTTCAGGAACATCTGGTACAAGCGGCTCAAATGGAACAAGCGGTACGAATGGTACGGCTGGTAGTGGAGGCTCTTCTGGCACATCGGGTACTTCAGGTTCTTCTGGTACAAGCGGAGTAAACGGAAGTAGTGGGAGCTCAGGCACCTCTGGTTCTTCAGGAACATCGGGTACAAGCGGCTCAAGTGGGACAAGTGGAGTAAATGGTAGTAACGGAACAAGCGGCACTTCAGGCACCTCAGGAACATCAGGAATAAATGGTAGTAATGGTACATCAGGAACTTCAGGCACATCCGGTACAAGTGGTGTGAATGGCAGTAGTGGAAGCAGTGGAACTTCGGGAACTTCTGGAAGCTCAGGCACTTCAGGAACTTCTGGAGTAAATGGTAGTAACGGAACAAGCGGTACTTCTGGATTGTTATCTTTGACAGGTACAACTGATAATGGTGTAATTACTTTAAACGGAAGTGCACCAAACGGAACTGTTGAAAGCAATTTAACTTTTGATGGTAATAAATTAACTGTTATTGGTGATGTAAATGTAACTGGAGCAGTAACTGCTTCTAGATTATTAGTACAAGTAGAAACATCATCTATAATATATTCATCAGGCTCAAACCAATTCGGTGATGCAGCTGATGATATTCAAACTCTATTTGGAACTGTTGATATTAAAACAGGTCCATTATTAGTAACAGGTTCTACTTTTATAAGTGGTAATTTGCAAATGGTTAATAATTCAGATTTTATTACTCACCATATTAAAGCACAAGGAAGTAATGGATTAGAATTACAAAATACATCAGGAGGAAACATACTTACTATGGGAGCTGGTGGTGGTACACAAGCTTCATTTACTGGAGTTTTAAGTACTGGTGGTAATTTAAGTGTAAGTGGAAGCATATCAGCTAGTGGAGCATTTACTTCATCATTAAGAGAAGGATATGTTTTAGTAGGTGATTCAAATAATAGAACATCATTAGTAGCAACAGGCTCTTTAGTATTCAACGGAACTTCAGGAACATCTGGAACTTCAGGATAAAACGGAACATCAGGTGTTAATGGTAGTAGTGGTACATCAGGAACTTCTGGGACTAGTGGCACTTCAGGAACTTCTGGAGTAAACGGACAGAATGGTTCGTCTGGTACTTCTGGTACATCAGGAATCAACGGAACTTCTGGGGTTAATGGAAGTTCAGGCACTTCAGGTACAAGCGGAACAAGCGGTACTTCTGGAGTTAATGGAAGCAGTGGTAGTAGCGGTACATCAGGAACTTCTGGAACAAGTGGTACATCAGGAATAAATGGTGTAGCTGGTAGTAGTGGTACTTCTGGGACTAGTGGCACAAGCGGTACATCCGGTATTAATGGTGGTGACGGTAGTAGTGGCACATCAGGTACTTCTGGAACATCAGGAATAAATGGTGTAGCTGGTAGTAGTGGCACATCAGGTACTTCTGGTATTGGCACAAATGGTACTTCAGGTACATCAGGCCAAACTGCATTAGCATTCCCTTATACTGGTTCAGCACAAATAACAGGCTCTTTAGGAGTAACTGGTTCAATAAATCAATCAATTGGAATTTATAGCGGTAGCTTAATTTCAAATATATACGACACGTTTACAAATGTACCAGCTGTTACAAATGTAATCACTTTAACTTCAGCTTCATACGCAACGTTAGTAGCAACTGCACAAACCGACCCTAACACAATGTATATTGTATCTGGGGCATTAGCACAATCAGGAACTTCTGGTACAAGCGGAGCTAATGGAACATCAGGTGTAAATGGAACATCAGGTGTAAATGGTACATCAGGTATTAATGGAACATCGGGAACTTCTGGTTTAACTGGAACATCAGGAACTTCTGGATTATCATCAGCTGGATTCCCTTATAGTGGCTCAGCTGAAATAACTGGTTCATTAATTGTGACAGGTAGTGCTAGAACATTATTAGTTTCTACATCAATAGTATCAAATACATCTTCAATAGATTTATCTAAAGGTAATTATTTTACTGCTGGTGTAAGTGCTAGTACATTCTTTAATTTCCAAAATCCAAAACCTGGTCAAACTGCAGAAGTAATTATAACTACATTAATAGTAAGTTCATCAGCAGTATTCCAATCTTCATCAGTTTATTTTAATAATGCTACAAATTATACTCCTACATTTCAATCTCAATCAATAGATAAATTAAATATTGTAGTAGATAATAGTGCTAAACTTTATGTTTTACCTAATAAATTATTTACTCTTTATACACAACCAGTAGCAACTTCATATACAATGTCTTATGTTATTGTAGCAGGTGGTGGTGGTTCTGATTCTTCTGGTGGAGCAGGCGGTAGACCAGGTGGAGGTGGAGCAGGTGGATATCTATCAGCATTTGGAAGTGAATTGCAAGGTTCAGGTTCTGCAGCTGGTACTCCAATATCAATTACATTATCTACTCCATACACTTTAACTGTAGGAGCAGCTGGTGCAGGTGGAGGAGATGGAGCAGGTGGCGGTTCAGCAGCAACAAATGGTGGAACTTCTTCATTATATACATTTAATGCAAATGGTGGTGGAGCTGGTGGTACATATCAAACAAGAGGTAAATTTGGAGGATGTGGTGGAGGATGTGGAGCATCTGGTGGAAGTATTGCTGGTAGTTTAGGTACACCAGGGCAAGGTTGTAATGGCGGTGGCACAACAGGTGGTGATTGTTCTGGAGCCGGTGGTGGTGGTTCTGCAGCTGTTGGTGGAAGTGCATCAAGTGATTGTGCTGGAGGACCAGGTGGAATAGGTAATCAAACATTTATATCACAATCAGCTGGAACTTACTTAGCAGGTGGAGCCGGTGGATATGGCGGTGGTGGAGGAGGTAATGGTGGCTCTGGCGGCGGAGGTAATGGTGGTTCAGGTGGTGGACCAGGTACTGCAGGAACTCCTAACACTGGTGGAGGTGGAGGAGGTAACTCATCTAACGCTGGTAAGAATGGTGGTAGTGGTATTGTTATTTTTAGATATCCTGCAACATTAACAGCAACATTTACTGGTGGTGTAACTCAAACAACATATACTGATGGATTGGCTAAAGTAGTTAGAGTAACTGCAGCTGGTGTAAGTGATACTGTAACATTTAGTTAAAATATAAAATAAAAGAATATGGCACATTACGCAATATTAGATGGTGACAATTATGTAATAAATGTAATTGTTGGAAAAGATGAAAATGAAATAGTATTAGACGAAAACGGAAATGCTATTGATTGGGAAGTTTATTATGGTGGTAAAAGAACATCATATAATACAAGAGGAGGAATACATTTAGAAGGTGGAACGCCTTTCAGAAAGAATTATGCTGGTATAGGATACCAATATGACCAAAATAGAGATGCATTTATTCCTCCTAAACCTTATCCCTCTTGGATTTGGAATGAAAGTAAATGTTTGTGGAAAGCTCCAATAGATTGTCCTACTAATGAATTACAATATTATTGGGATGAAATATCATTAAACTGGAGAGAATCTAAAATAGATTAATATGCCATTAGAATATTCAAGCACACAAATTGCAATTGGTGATAAATTAATTTATGACAATAATATTTTTTTGGGTAACTTACAAGCTTATGTTAATCCACAAAAACAAATACCTCCATTACAAATTGAATATGTTGTTATAGCAGGTGGTGGAGCAGGTGCTTATACTGGATTCTTTGGAGGTAGAGGTGGTGGAGGTGGAGCCGGTGGATATCGTTCTTCTGTTACAGGAGAGCAATCAGGCGGTGGAGCTTCCGCTGAATCACCATTATTATTACAAACACAAAGCCCATATTCATTAATTGTAGGAGCTGGTGGTATATTAAATGGTTCAGGTTCTAATTCAACATTTGCCACTATTACATCTATTGGTGGAGGTGGTGGCGGAATTTATGAAAATAATGGAGGTTCAGCAGGAGCCGGAGGTTCTGGAGGAGGAGCTGGTGCAACTGGAATACCAACTCCATTAGCTGGAGGAAATGGTACTACAAATCAAGGATATGCTGGAGGTACAACTGCTGCTAGTTCAGAAACAGGAGCTTCTGGTGGTGGTGGAGCTGCCGCTGTAGGTGGAAACGGTATATTATCATATGGTGGTAATGGTGGTTCAGGAGTTCAATCAAATATAACTGGTACACCAACTTATAGAGCCGGTGGTGGTGGTGGATACGGAAGTACAGGTGGAAGTGGAGGAACTGGTGGTGGTGGCACAGGTGGAAGTGGAGTAGGTTCTGCAACTGCAGGAACAGCAAATACCGGCGGAGGTAGTGGAGGAGAATCTTCTGGAGATGGTGAGGCTGGTGGTAGCGGTGTAATTATATTAAGATATCCATCAATATATACTGCACAATTTTCAGTAGGTGTAACTCAAACAACTTCAGTAATTGGAGATAATAAAGTTAGTGTTGTTACATCAGCTGGCGTAAGTGATACTATAACATTCGTTTAATCAATAAAATTAGGTTTACAATTGTTAAATAATAAAACAAACAAATAATATGAAATTAGAAACTCAAAACTCATATGTAACCAATCCTCAATTCGTAGGTGGTGCAGCAGTAGCTCCAACATCTGGTTCAGCATTTACTAATGCATCTGATGCTAATCCTCAATTTGGATTTACAGCAGGTGGATTATATGTTGGAAATACAGGCACATTAGTAGCTAAAACATTTGATGGTTCAGTATTAACTTTAGTATCTGCATCAGGATTTATACCTGGTATCTTTACTGCTGTATCTGCATCTTCAACTGCAAACAATATCATCGCTTTAAGATAAAAAAATAATTAATGTTAAATTATAATTTAAACATAATTGAGCCATCAAAGCAAGAAAAAAAGAATGAAGATGTAAGACCTCCTATATATTGGAGTTTTGCATCATTCGCTAGTGCTTCTGATAGTTCTGATTTAGGTGAGTTAGGATTTGCAACAATGAGTATTAATGCAGTTAATTCAAATTGTATTCAGATATCTAATGATGATAGTGGATACTTTACAACTGATGCTCAATTTCCTGTAACGGCTAGTATGACTGGTAGTAATTGGCCTATAACAGGTTCAACAACTATGAGTTTATATACTGCTGGTATTACATATGACCCAGCATCAGTAAACCAATATTACTTTGCGGCAATAAGTGCATCAGCATTGGATATATATAATAATCCAAGTTATACAGCTAGTAAAATAACAAATAATTTTTCAGCTTCTGAGTTTTTCAGATTTTATCCTGAAGGTAGAGTTTTTCATACTAAAGGAAATATATACAATCCAATAATTAATTGGAAAGCAATAAATCAATCTCCATCTACTGATACAGGAAATGTGAATGGATTTACTGCTTCATTTAATATAGTAAAAGATAGAAATGTATCTTTAGTAGCCTTACCACAAGTAACTGGTTCTACAATAGGAGCATTTAATAATCAATATGCATTAAACATTACATCTTCGCTTTCAGCAAGTATTTTAAATGATGCAACTGGTTCAACAACGATGAGTATTATTATTCCTAATGCTGGAATATCAACTTCATCATTGATACTTAACCAAACTACACCTGGCTTACAAACTATATCAGCATCATTTACAGCATCAAATAATAATCCTTATAATATTACAGCAAGTGTAATAATGAATAAAGGTAATATTTGGAATGCAAGACTTAATGTATTAAGCACAGGTTCAAATGCTGACAGCTATTCAATATATACTGTACCAACTCAATTTAATATTTTTAAAGATGTTAATGTTGATAGTACTGTAATAGACCAAAATGTAAATTTATTATCTTTTGCTTTAACTGCATCTAAGAGAGATACATTACAAACTAATTACGCATTTAATTTTCAAAGTGATGTAACTGAAAGTAATACATACCCTGTTTATCAGGTATTTACTTACCCAACTACATCATTGGACATAACTCCTGCTGGAACATCTTCTTTAAGAAATGATTCTGGTAGTATTATATCATATACTGAATCTCCTTATACAGGTTCTTATAATATAACTGCATCTGCATGGATTAATAAAATTCCTGCAATAGCAGCTAATTTAATAATGATTGGTGGCGGTGGTTCAGGTGGAGCTGGTACATATACAGAACCTGCAGGTGGTGGTGGTGCTGGAGCATATTATCAAAGAGATTTATTAGTAATTCCAAATAGAACTTATACAATTAATTCTGTTGGAATTGGTGGTATAATATCAAATAGTACTGGTAGTGTAACTGTAGTAACTATTGTGACTGGTTCAACTGTACAAAATGGTACAGCAACAATATCAGCTGGTGGTGGTTTTGGCGGAGCTAATCCAAATGGAGGTAGAGGTGATATTGTTGCAATAGATGGTGAAGAAGTAGAACCATATTCACCAGCTAATAATACAGGAGCAGGTGCAGATGATAGAGGTGGTATTGGTGGAGGACTTACTGGTGGTGGTTATGGAGCTTCTATAAATGTACCAACAGGAGGTACTGGTTCATTAGCAAGTTCATCATACTTTGAAACATTTACATTAACATTAACTGGAAGTGGTGGAACAGGTGGTAACTATCCAAATGGTAACGGAACTAACGCTACTGCATGGGGTGGTGGTGGAGGCGGCGGTGCTAGAACAAATACTTTTGGTACTAATACAACTGGTGGCAATGGTGGTAATGGAGTAGTAATACTTTCTTATTCAGGTTCACAAAAAATAACAGGTGGAAGTGTTACATTTAATAATGGAATAACTACACATACATTTACAACAGCAAGTACATTTAGCTATATAGTAGAACCTAAACCAAATCCTAATGAACAACCTTATCAATGGAGAACTGATACATTAGTAATTGCTGGAGGAGGCTCTGGTGGTACTGATGAAGGCGGCGGAGGTGGAGCTGGTGGATATTCTTTAAATCCATATGTTTATTATGAAATTGGAAAAACTTACGCTGTAACTGTAGGTGCTGGACAACCTGGTACTAATAATATTTCATCGTCTCGTTCTGGAAGTAATTCTTTTATAACTGATACATCTAAAGGACAAGTTTTAATATTTGCTAAAGGTGGTGGAGCTGGATTCGCTATAGACGGTGGTTCTGGTGGTGGAGCATCAAATGCTGGTGGAGGTGGTGGTATAATTAAAGGATACACAAATCAAAACTATTATGTATCTGCATCACAGGTACAAGGAAATATTGGTGGTACAGCTGACCCATCATTTGGAGAAGCCGGTGGTGGTGGAGGAGCAGCAAATAGTGGAAGCTCATATGGACAAGGTGGTGGCGGTGGTATTGGTAAATACGATTTATCATTTACACCAATTGGAGTATGTGGTGGAGGTAATGCATGGCAAATTCAAGGTGGAACAAACGTAAGTGTATTCGGAGGTGGAGATGGATGTTTTAATCCTCCTAATTCTGGTTCTAACGCACCTGCTAATAGAGGAGGTGGCGGTGGAGGAGCTAGAGGTGTAGGACCTGCAGGTGGTAGTGGTGGTAGTGGTAAAGTACAAATTCTTTACGCTGGTACTTCTAGAGCAACAGGTGGACAAATAGAAACTCAATTAGTTTCTGGAAGTTACTATACACTTCATACATTTACAGCGAGTGGTAATTTCATACCAACTAGATAAAAATGAATACAAAAAACATAACAATTGTTAAATAATTAAATCAAAAATAATATGAACGCAAAACAAGTATTAGATAAAGTATTAGCAGCTCTTTCTTTAGTGAAGGAAGATGTTCAATTTACAGACGCTAAACTAGCCGATGGTACAATCTTACAATCTCCTACCTTTGATTTAGGTGAGAGTATTGAAGTAGTACACGAAGATGGAACTAAAACTCCAGCACCTAATGGTGAGCATGAAGTTGTTCTTAAAGATTCTGAGGGTAAAGACGTTAGAATTCAAGTACAAGTTCAAGATGGTAAAATAGTTGAAAGAAGCAATGTAGAAGAAGAAACTCCGGCAACGGATGAAGCTGTTGATATGGCAAGTATCGCAGGTGATGATATCGCATCTCCAGAAGCTCCGAATGAAATTCAAACTGAGCCACAAGATATTCCTCAAACTATGGAATCACTTTCTTATAGAATTGAAGAATTAGAGAAATTAGTAAAAGAGCATTTAATTGATAAAGCTCCTACTGCTGAATCTCAAACAGAAAAAACTGAGCCTGTATCAATGGCAGCAGTTGATGGTGATGAAGAAACAGATGATGAAGATTCTGATGAAGAAGAATTACCAAAATTAGATGGTGCACCAATTGATGATGAACCAAAACCAACACACAAATTTAGTAATAAGAAAAATACTGTAGGAAACTCACAGAACACTTTCTTATCAAAATTATATAATTAAACAAAACAAAAAAATCATTTAACATGAGAAAATTACAAAAATTCGCAGGTGAACAACCAGCAATAACTACTACCTACGCAGGTGAGTTCGCTGGTAAGTACATCGCAGCGGCTTTGTTATCTGCTACAACTTTAGACAAGAAGTATATTACTATTCTTCCTAACGTAAAGTATAAGCAAGTATTACAAAAAATCGCTGTAAACTCTATTGTGAACGATGCTTCTTGTAACTTTGTAACTTCTGGAACTGTAGCTCTTACTGAAAGAATTATTGAACCAAAAGAATTACAAGTTAACTTAGAACTTTGTAAGCAAAACTTTGTAAATAGCTGGGAAGCTTTACAATTAGGATACTCTGCATTTGACGAGATTCCAAAAGACTTTACTGATTTCTTAATCAGCTATGTAGGTGGTACAGTAGCTCAAGCAACTGAACAATCTATTTGGACTGGTACAGCAGCAACTAACGGCCAATTCGCAGGTTTATTACCAGCGTTATCAGCTTCAGTAGCAGCAGGTGGAGCAGGTGCTGTATTACAAGCAACTGGTTCAGGTGCAATCAATTCATCTAACGTATTAGCTAGATTGGATAACGTGTACAACACAATCCCTAACACTGTTTATGGTAAAGAAGATTTATTAATCTATGTACCAACAAACGTGGCTAAAGCTTATCAACAAGCATTAGCTGGTGGAGCACAAGGTGCAAACGGTTGGAACAATTCCATGAATGTTGGGGAAAAACCAATGAACTTCAATGGTGTTGAAATCGTTATGTGTCCTGGTATGACAAACAACTACATCGTAGCAGCTCAAAAATCTAACTTATACTTCGGTACTGGTTTGATGAGTGATTACAATGAAGTAAGAGTGTTAGACATGGCACAAATTGATGGTTCTCAAAACTTTAGAATCATAATGAGATATACAGCAGCAACTCAGTTCGGTATCGGACAAGATGCAGTTATCTATATCCCATAAGAAAAATATTGAGTGAGTAATGGGGAGATTAAAGCTAAAACTATATCTCCCTTCACTTAAAACAAAATTAACAAAACTAAAAAACAAAACTATGGCTTGTGATTTATCAACTGGAAGACAAGAAGTTTGTAAAGAAAGTATTGGTGGCTTGAGTGGAGTTTACTTCATCAACTATACTACTGGTTCTTTTGGAAATAGCTCTACTGACGGTAGTGGCTATGTAACTTCTTTTCCTACTGCTAGTGCATACTACTATCAGTTAAAAGGAACAAGTGCATATACTGAAACTGTTAATACATCTCGTGAAAACGGAACAACATTCTTCTCTCAGGAGTTAGTGTTGAACTTAAAGAAAATCACACAAGAGATGAATACTCAATTGAAGCTTATGGCTTATGGAAGACCTCAAATCGTTGTTGTAACAAACAATGGTGATTCTTTCTTAGTGGGTAGAACTTTAGGAGCTGATGTAACTGCTGGTACTATTGGTACTGGAGCTGCATTAGGTGATTTGTACGGATATTCAGTTACCTTTACTGGTACTGAACCTTACGCTGCAAACTTTATAACTGGTTCTACATCAGCTGCAAATCCTTTCGGAAGTGCAACTAATAAACCAACAATTGTA